AGCCCAATCGAAAGCACTGGCACAGACCAAGGCCACCATCATGGCCGACATCTACGCCTTTGTCGATCTGTCGGCGGAACGCTGGGAGGCCAAATTGGGTGGTAACAAAGGCAATATCACCCTGACCAGTTATGATGGGAAATACAAAGTGCAACTGGCCGTCTCCGACCGGCTGACCTTTTCCGAAGGGATCCTGGCCGCCAAGGCCCTGGTGGATGAATGCATCACCCGCTGGTCCGAAGGGAGCCGGAGTGAAATCAAGGTGCTGGTTCAGGATGCCTTCCAGGTGGACAAGGAAGGGACTCTGAATACCCACCGCATCCTGAGCTTGTTGCGTTTTTCCATCGAAGATCCCACCTGGATTCGGGCCATGGATGCCATCAAAAACAGTCTGGTTGCCACCGGATCCAAGAGTTATATCCGGGTTTATGAGCGGGATAGCATGGGCAGGTATGTCCCCATCCCCATGGACATTGCAGCGGTTTAATGGAGTAGACGCATGATCAAAACGATTAGAGAAGGATTGGCGTGCCTGTTGTTTCATCCCTTCCTGGAATTGATTCGCCTAGCCGGACATTGTTGGTCGTGCGTGACGCACTCCTGGCAGGAGGGTGCCTACCAAGGTACCGCCTATATGGTCAAGATTTGGAACGAAGAGCCATGAAAAATTGCGAAATCACCGACAGAGACGTGGTTGAGGCCATGATTCAGCTACGCGATGGGAACGGTACTGCCGTGACCACATTATTGCAGCGAATGCCTGCACATTATTTGGCCGAGGCGATGATTCAGGAATTGGAGGATCGTGGCAGGGTGTTTGATTACAGCTTTTTAACCGGGTTGGATTCGGTGTTGTGGCGCACGGTGCGCTTCCAGAATGCCAATAGCACTATGAGTTAAGGGGTGGAGTGTGGCGACCAAACCAAAAAAAGACCCGCGTTCCGTTTTGCTGGCAAGAATCCATATTGCCCAGATGAAACTCTGGTCAGGAAAGGAAATTGCCTTTTACCGGGAAAAATTGCGGGAAATGCTTGGGGTGGATAGTTCCGCCGTTCTGGATTTGGATCATCTGCGGATATGGGCGGACTTTCTGGAAAGTCAGATGAAGGCGGCATCCTTGCAGCCCGCCTTCTCCAAACGGCCTTCATGTCCTCCTGAAAAACAACACCTGATCAAAAAGATCCTGGCGGTTCTGATCAATACACCCGGCATCAAAAAACCGGGACAAGATCTGCTGGAGTATGCCGACGCCACCGCCAGCGAAATGTTTTACCGTGGTCAAAACATCCTGGTCCGGGTGGAATTGTTGAACGCTGCACACTTAAGGAAACTGATTCAAGCTTTGGAAATCCAGAAAAAACGCAAAGGGGGTAATGATGGGAGGGGAAATGTCTGATACCCTCCCGGACTCCCTGAAAGAGATGATCCCGGAGATCGGGATGGAAGGGGTGAAACGGTTGGTACAAACGTGTGGCGGCATGGCCTTCAAACACCTGCCGCCGCGCCCGACCTCGGATCATCTGTTGGTGCGTCTGGTGGGGATGGATCTGGCCCACACCATCTGCCGCATCCATGCCCACTGTGATCTGTATGTGCCCCGCGCTTTAAAGGCGATCAACGCGAACCGTGACGCCCTGATCGTTGCCCGATTTGATGCCGGGGCCTCTGTGCATGAACTGGTCCAGGAATTCAAACTGACCGAACGCTGGATCCGTCAAATCCTCAATCGCCCCACCGCCGACCCCCGCCAACTGGTATTGGACTTCGATCCCCCCACTTCCTGAAGTTGTTCCACTGTCATTTTCCCCCCACTCCATGGATGCTCACGGGTTGAGAACGCTTTTTTTCAATCCGTCTGTCACCAACTTATGGAGCAAACCATGAACCCATCGGACATGTTTCGCATTGCCGCCACAGCGGTTGAAGGATTTTCCCAGATCAAGAAAGCCAGGGCCGATGGTGTCGTTACCGCCCAGGAGATGCTTGATGCGGCACTCGCCCTTGCCGAGAAGTCTGGTCTCGACACCCTCATCCTGGCCCGGGCAAACAACGCGCCCGTTTTGGAAGTCCTGACCGAATTGGTTCATGCCGCCCACGATGTGGCGGTCGAAGGCGGAGAAGTCACTTTCAGCGATATGCTCCACATCGCCAAGCATCTCGTCGCCGAAGCCGGTATGTCCAACATCTCCATTTCGCGGGTACACTGACCATGACCAACACCCCACCTCTCAACGTAACCATGACGGCCCCAGGACCAACCCCTTGGCCGCATTTCCCTTTCAATGAACTGGCCTGCCACTGTGGTTGCAACACCATGGTCATGTCCCGAAGCTTCATGGCCATGCTTGAGGAATTGCGGCTGTCTTATGGGGCACCGATAACGATCTCCTCAGGCTACCGCTGCCCAAAGTACAACAACGCCGTCTCAAAGAGCGGTTCTGATGGTGTACATACCACCGGGTTGGCGGTGGATATCGCCATTCGAGGCCGCGATGCGGATAAGCTTTTGCGTCTGGCGGTCAAAATGGGGTTCGGCGGCATTGGAATCAAACAGGCTGGTGCCAGCCGATATCTCCATCTGGACATGGTGCCGGATGGCGAAAAATTCCCCAGGCCCATCATCTGGACCTACTGACGAGGAGTGGTTGTTATGGATGGTCATGAAGACATCGTACACGACATGCTGAAAAGTCTTGGCAGGATTGAAGCGCAGGTTAATGTCCTGGTCGAAAGTAACGCTCACCTGGAGAGGAAGATCGACGCTTTTGGTAGTCGCCTATGCACCGTTGAAACTAAAACGGCTGTCAATTCAACAGTCATCAGTCTGGCGACCACTCTGTTTGTCGATAATTTCAAGTCGATTCTTGGTGTCTTTCATGGCGCATGACACAGCGACCCGGCAACGCCTGCGTGCCGCATTTGTCAACGGGGTTTCCTTAGAAGAAACTGCGGTGCAAGCAGGGGTGCCGGTCTCTACCGCCCGACGCTGGAAAAACCAAGCCAAAAAAGGCGGTGACGATTGGGATCGTGTACGCGCCGCTTCGCAGATGTCCGGCGCAGGCCGTGATGGACTGGTGCGCGACATTCTTGCACAGTTTTTGTTGTCTCAGCAGATGGCCATGAAGGAACTCACCAGTGCCGACATCATGGCAGAAGATCGCGTCCGGTTATTGGCCAGTCTTTCAGACGCTTTCAACAAAACCATGTCGGCACTGGCCAAGACCTCCCCGAATCTGGATCGTCTGGGGGTGGCCAGCGAGACGTTGACGCTTTTGGCACATTTTGTCGCCAATCATTTTCCTGGCCACGGACCAGCACTGGTGGAAATCATGGAACCGTTTGGGGCAGAACTAGCGAGGCATTACGGTGGCTAAAACCTCACACAAAACGTTTCTTGCCGACCTGTCAAAACTGGCCAGCACCCTGCGTGCCACCATCGAGGCCAGGGTGTCCGGGTTTGATCCCGATCCCAAAACTAAAGCAACGCGACGCAAACAGGCGGATGAGAGTTTCCGCTTTTTTGTCGAAACCTATTTTCCCCACTACACCCGTTATGCCCCAAGCATCCTGCATGAATATCTTTTCACAACCTTGCAAGCAGCGACGGCTCATAGCCAAGGGGTGCGGTTGGCTATCGCGGCACCCCGTGGTGAAGCCAAATCCACCATCGTGTCTCTGGCCTATGTATTATGGTGTGTACTGACCTCCAAACGCCATTATATCTGTCTGGTCATGGATACCTTTGAGCAGGCTGCCACCATGCTGGAGTCAGTCAAAGCCGAGCTTGAGGCCAACCCACGGTTGATCATGGATTTTCCAACCCTCTCTGGCGTCGGTGACGTATGGAAAGAAGGGGTAGTTCTCACTAAAAACAATGTGAAAATCCAGGCTTTTGGTTCTGGCAAGAAGATGCGTGGTTCACGCCACGGTCCCTACCGTCCTGATCTGGTGGTTCTGGACGATATCGAAAACGACGAAAACGTCCGTTCGCCCGCGCAAAGAAACAAACTGGAAGAGTGGCTGGACCGAACAGTTCTCTCACTGGGACCAGAAGACGATACTGGGGATGTCATTTTTATCGGCACGGTGCTGCACTACGATTCGGTTCTGGCCCGAAAAGTGATTCATCCTCTTTGGCAATCACGAACCTTTCGTGCCATCGCCCAATGGCCGGAACGGATGGATTTGTGGGATCGTTGGGAAGAACTGTTGCTGAACACGGGCGAAGCAGAGGCAGATGCTTGGTTCCAAAACCACCGTGCCGAAATGGAACGCGGTGCCGTTGTCTCCTGGCCATCCGCCCGTCCCATTATGATGCTCATGAAAAAACGGGCGCGTGATGGTCATCAAGCATTCGATAGCGAACAACAAAACGACCCGATCAACAAACAAGACGCCCATTTTGCCGCCATCCAATTTTGGGTGGAGAAAAAACCCGAATGGCAGTTTTTTGGGGCGTGTGATCCATCGCTTGGACGCGGTGACCCCTGCGCCATCCTGGTGGGTGGTTTCGACCGCAAGACGGGGTGTCTGGATGTGGTTGAGGCGGTTATCAGCCGCATGTTGCCCGACCGCATCATTGAAGAGATTATCCGCCTCCAACGCCAATATCGGTGCCGATCCTGGGCCATAGAAACCGTTCAGTTTCAAGAGTTCTTGAAGACAGAATTGGTCAAACGATCCGCCGCACGCGGTGTGCCGGTTCCAGCCCGTTCAGTAAAGCCAAGTGCGCAAAAAGAAATGCGTATCGAATCCCTACAACCCCATGTTGCCAACGGCCTCATTCGGATTCATTCGTCCCAACACACCCTTCTCCAACAATTGCGCCATTGGCCCAAGGCCGACCATGACGATGGCCCAGACGCTTTGGAAATGCTCTGGAGCGAAATTCTCCGCAGTTCTGGATCGGGTGGGGTGTTTGTCCCAGTCATGAGTGCCACCAAAGCGGCACGCCATGAGGGTATGGATGATGACGATGAAAAAGGAAGTTTTGGTTTCAAGTCTCGGTTTTGGAGATAAATCAAATGCTATTGGATCACATGGGACAGCCGGTTTCGTTACCGAAAAAGCAGCAAACCGAAGCGGTAGACAATCACTGGTTGCGCGTTTTACCGGATCATCCAGCCCGAAGAATCACACCGGAAAAATTGCGTAAAGTGTTGGATCGCGCCGAAAGCGGGGATATGTCCGCCCAGTGTGACCTGATGGAGGAGATGGAGGAGCTTGACGCCCATCTGCACGCCGAACTCTCGAAACGCCGCCGTGCGTTGTTGACGTTGCCATGGGCCATTGATCCACCCAGGAATGCATCCGCCAAAGAGAAAAAGGTCGCCGAGGCCATCGCCGAGTTGGTGAATGCCATTCCCGATTTTGAAGATGTCATCCTTGATTTGGCCGATGCGGTCGGCAAAGGGTTTGCGTGCCTAGAGATTGAATGGCGACGAAATTCAAATGACTGGCTGGTTCAAAAGGTTCACCACAGGCCGCAACGCTGGTTTCAATTTGGCATAGGCGACGGTATCCCTTCCGACACGATACGCCTGCGGTCCAACAGTGTCGCAGGGGATACGTTATGGCCATTGGGTTGGATTGTACACACCCATCGTTCCCGCTCCGGCTGGGCCGTTCGATCTGGTTTGATGCGCACATTGGCATGGCCATTCATCTACAAACATTATGCCGTGGCGGATTTCGCGGAATTTTTGGAAATCTTTGGTCTCCCTTTACGACTTGGTAAATATCCATCTCAGGCCACGCAGGAGGAAAAAGCCGCTTTGACCCGCGCCGTGCGGGAGATCGGCCATGCCGCTGCCGGGATCATACCAGAGCAAATGACCATCGAGTTTGAGGAGTCGGCGCGGATCGGCAGCAACAACATGTTTATGGCCATGATCGAGTGGGCCGAACAATCCATTTCCAAGGCGGTGCTGGGTGGGACGTTGACATCCCAGGCCGATGGTAAAACCAGTACCAATGCCCTGGGGAATGTCCACAACGATGTGCGGCGTGATTTATTGGAATCGGACGCCCGCCAGATTGCTTCCACCCTGACCCGTGGCCTTATCTGGCCACTGACAACTCTCAACACCACAATCACAGACCCTCAGCGCACACCGGTATTTCGTTTTGATACACGTCAGCCGGACGATATGAAGAAATTCGCTGAAGCCATTCCGCCGCTCGTTGCCGTTGGCACACAAATCCCAATTCGATGGGTCCATGAAAGCCTGGGCATCCCCGAACCCAAGGAGGGTGAACCCGTACTCGGCACAAACAATAATCGTTCCCCTAACACAGCCCTAAGCAAGGCTGCACTCAGTGGAATATTTGATCCACCAGCTCCCGATCTCAGTGATCGCTATGTGGCACGAAGTATGGAACTGGCTGGCCCTGCCATAAAAACGATGCTGGACCCAATCCGCAATCTTCTGGCTCGCGCCAACAGTCTGGAAGAATTCCGCGACAGTTTGTTTGCCGTTTATCCCGATATGGACAGCACTGCGCTCACGACCATACTCGCCCAGGCCATGATTGCAGCCAATCTGGGCGGTCGTGCCGAGGTGATTGATGGCGAATGAGGCTCAGTGGGGTTCCCTCCCTTTCGAGGAAGCGATCCGTTTTTTCCGTGGCAAGGTCAACATGCCGTCGGAACATGGGGACGACTTTCTAAAAGATACCCATAACACGGCCTTTGTCGTCGCTGGAGCCACCAAGGCTGATCTGCTGAATGATATCCGTCTCGCTGTGGACCAAGGCATTTCCCAGGGTACAACGCTACAAGACTTCCGAAAAAAATTTGATACAGCAGTGGCCAAAGCCGGATGGGATTATAAAGGACCAAGAGATTGGCGGACGCGAGTGATTTTTGAAACCAACGTCCGTACCGCGTATATGTCTGGCCGGTATCAACAAATGACTCATCCCGATACGGTCAAATTACGGCCCTACTGGGAGTATCGACATGGCGATTCCGTGCGCCCCAGAGTGCAGCATCTTGCGTGGAACGGTCTGGTACTCCCGTGGGATGATCCTTGGTGGCAAACCCATTTCACACCGAATGGCTACGGCTGCAAATGCCGTATTGTCTCCCGATCCAAGCGAGATCTGGAGCGCATGGGAAAAATCGGTCCAGACAAAGCCCCTGATGTCACCTATTACGACTGGACCGACCGCAGTGGGAATATCCACCAGATTCCCACTGGCATCGATCCTGGCTGGGATTATGCTCCGGGTGCATCCCTTGCGGATCGGGCCAAGGAGATTGTCCGCAAAAAGGCCGAACACCTACCAAAGGAACTGGCAACCCGGTTAAAGGATAGTACAACACCGACCCCAAACCCGAAGACACCCGAGGAGGCGGAAAAACTTGGCCAAGCGATCCTATCCAATCTGTTGGATCGCCCATCACGAACAGTTCCAGGAAAAACCATCGGCGAGGCTTTTAAGCAAGTGATCCTGCCCAATAAGGAAACCTTTGCTTTGGCCAAGGAGTTTCAAGAAAATCTTCTCAAGGATTTGGCAGCAACCCGCCCCATCCATACTCCGGCGGCAGTGGTTCAAAAAACAGGTAAAGCCAGAAACGCGATCATGCGTGCATCCACACGTTTTCCAGACGATTGGACACGGATAAGTGACGCGGCTGGGCCACTTAACGTGCGTTTTACAACGAAACGCGGTTGGGCTTGGACATCACAGAAAGATGGTTGGACTTGGTTGAATGGTCGATCTGTAAAGACGGTTAAAGGCGAAGGCATTATTGTCACATCAGCCGGCAGCACCGCAGAACATGAATTTACCCATCGGTTGCAAGCAGTCATACCGGAATTGGATGCGTTCTTTCAGCAGATCCACCGCCAACGGACCCAGGGCGAACCGCTGGAACGCTTGATGGACATCCATCCCAGATTGAGATACAAACGGGACGAAGTGACACGGAAAGACAAATATGTTGAGCCATACCAGGGAAAAGAGTACGATGGCCAAGCGCGTGAGGTGATGACCATGGCCTTCCAGGCGTTACTCGGTTCGCTCGACAGCAAGAAAGAAGCCCAATTTTTGTTTGAAACTCTCACCAAGGACGCAGCCATGGCCCATTTGGCGATTGGATTGCTTTTTCACTGGAGTCCGTGACATGGATTTTGATCTTCGTCCAATTAGGGATGGCAGTTTGGTTCCTCCTGTCCGGTTTTCATTTGACCTGGAAACGAAAGTTTTTAGCGGACCTGATGCCGCCCTGGTATCGGAATGGATAAAAGAGGCACTCGATTGCGGTGAGGTACAGGTTATTCCCTGCTACTCCCATCCTCTTAGCAAAAACCTCACCCTGGAAGATCTTAGTGCCATTCTTGGATGTTATTGGGATCTGAGCGGTTATGATCTTCCCATCATCGACATTCCCGAAGATCCCGACATGCCAGAGGGTGCTGTAAATTAATGGCTGGCATTACCCTCACCGTTGATCAGTCTGGCCTTGATCATCTCTTTAGCGCACTCACCCAGGCCGCCAACGACCTCACTCCTGCCATGCGTGCCATCGGAGAATATCTGATCACCGCAACCCAGGACCGATTTGATCTTCAACAGGATCCCCAGGGTGCCGCTTGGTCTCCTCTTTCATCCGCCACCAAGGATCGCAAGCGGATTGACAAGATTCTCACCGAATCGTCACGACTTCGTGATTCCATCAGTTACCAAGCCGGTCCCGACGAGGTGCGTGTCGGAACCAATGTGATCTATGCCGCGATTCACCAACTCGGAGGCGAAACCGGGCG